TAGATATGGAATGCGATGACGCTGCATCAGATCGCTCTGATACATTAAAATCTGTGAAGTGTACGTCAGTTCTACCAACTATAGGTAAAGAAAGTCTGGGATCTATATGATTGATGCTATCTTCTGCAACAATCTTTTTAGAATTAAGAATATTTAATTTTTCAAAAGCTAAGAAGCCTTGTTGAATTGTTTGAGGTATTGTTTCCTGGAAGTGTTCCTTTTTCTCTCTGTCTTTATCGTTGACTGGAACATACTCCATAAATTTTTCCATTGCTTTTGCAACAGCTTCTTCTTTAGAAAGTTTTGTATTTTTGTGTGGTGCAAGTTTTCTTTGATTAGGATTAAAGGACCAAATATCATGTGAGTAATGCCATTGAATAGCATCATTAACTGCAACACCAGCTGCCATGTTTGCATTACCGTCAAATTCTCTTCTTTGTTCTTGAGTAGAAAATAAATATCTAAAAGCATAAACACCTTCTGGCATTGAGCTTGAAGTGGGGGAGTGGTGGTTAATTTTTAGGAGTTCATTTAATTTTTGAAAACCGTCTAATTTTAATTCCTCTAAAGGATCTATAAGTTTTGTTTTTAATATCATGGAGCTGTGATACTCCGTTAAAAACTTTTATTGAATGTGAGGTTAGTTAGTTTGGTTTGTTTACTTATTTACTTGAGATCTTTTTCTTTTAGGAGTTTCGGCAGTTTCGTCTGTTTCTGCCTCTTGGAACATCGTTTGTTTTAGCCAATTTATGACTGATGCTCTTTGATAAAGAATACAATTACCATCTTTTAAAAACATAGGTCCTCTTAATTTTCCTTCATCTCTGCTACAAGTTCTTAGGTGTTCTAGCATTCCTTTATCTAATCCAAATTCCGTTTCGACTACTGCTGGTCTTATAAAACCTTTTAATTGTTGAGGAGTGTAATCTTTAATTATCATTGCTGTTGATAATCCTCATCTGTTTTATCTGGAAGTTCAGTTTTTTCTATAATTTCTTCAAATCTTTTATTTAATTTTTCTAGCTCTTCTGGTGTGAAATCTGCTTTAATTAAATTGCTATCTTTGATTGGTTTAATTTTACTTTCAAATTTTGCTTCTCCATAAGCAGCTTTACCTATTGTATCTTGAATATTGCTGCTAACTTCTATTAATGTTTTAATCTTATCTCTCTTCATCATTGTAACATAATCGTCAGCATCAAAATCAGATTTTAAATATTCTTCTAATTTTTGTTTTAAGTAAGACATCTTTTGTATTTCTTTAAAATTTTTATAATTTAGATCTTCATCAATTCTACTGTCAGTATAAATTTCTTTATATTTTTTCTGCACGTCAGCTCTTGTTTTCGAATAAAGTTTTGATGGATTAATAAATGAAACTATTGGTGCAACAAAGAATGGATCTAAGTCTTGAACAATAATTCTATCACTCTCAACTAAATTGATTACATCATCAAAAGAATTAAAATCTTCATCAGGAACAATACCTTCAGCTTGTATTACTTCTGGATCTATTGTGTGTAGATCTACAGTTTTTCCATTATGATTTGTTTTGTAAACTCCAATAAAATATCTTGCTCTTGCATTACCATCTAATCTATCTTTTACGTTTGCTCCAACTACAACTATTTGATCTTCTAATTTTTTTGTTTCATTAGAACTATAATAAAAAGCAACTAAGTTATGTAAGTGTGAGTTTGGACTATCAATTCTTATTGCTTTAACATCAGCTCTATAAATTTCTCTTGGACACTTAATCATTCCTAAATTATTATTTGAAGTAATTTCAGAATTAAAAACTTGAACTCTTTTTAGTAATGATGGATTAACAGTATCAGTTGATCCCCAGATTGGAACGTATAAATCATTAAATAAAATTTCTGCTGGATCACATCCTAAAGCTTTTGCATATTTAATGGCAACATCTCTTGATATTTCAAATTCATCTTTTAAATGTCTAAATACTGTAGCTTCATTCACGTTAGAAAGATTAGCTAAATCTTTTACTGACATTCCGCTTTCTGAAAGTTTTTCGTATAACAAAGCAGCTGGTTTCTGAATATCGTAAATTCCATATTTATTTTTATTTAATTCTAAATTTAACTTGTCTGAATTTTTTTTACTTTGTTGATTTAACAACTCTACTAAAGTTGTTTTCCATATATTGTTGAATTGTCTTTCTAAATTAAGACCTATTCTTGACGCTTGTCTGGCACAAATCTTATAAATATCTTGCTCTGGTCCTAAGTATATTTTTTCGTAAATTTTTTTATCTTTTTTAGATACGAAGTAAAAAACTACTCTTGCAACAACACCATCTTTTGCCATGTGCATTTCTATTTTTGGAAGTTGTCTTGTATCGAAATATGTAGAGGTAAGTTGTTTCTCGTTTAGATCCTTTGGTAATTTTGGATCAAATCTAGGTTCATATTTCATATATAGGCTTTTATAGAATACTTGCATATATGCAACCTTTATTTTCAAAAATGCAATCTTTTTACTTGATTATCTATATTACTCGTTTATCGAGGTTTTTATGGTTAAAAAGGTCTATTTTAAAGGAGTTAAGTTCTCTGGATATAGCAACTGGCACAGACAACAGCATAATTGCTTAGGTTTTAGCGATATTGACCAGGTTTCGACTTGTAATGCTTGTTCTAAGCCACTTTTTTTAGCTGAAACCGTATTTAATAATGGTCAAGGCTGGAAAAAGAAGCACAAAGTAACCAAAAAACTAGCAGAAATGGCTGGAATACCAGCTTACATCGTTTGGTATCAATTAGTTGGAGAAATGATGATCCATCTGCACGTCAAAAAGATAGCTCCAGATTATAAGGATGGTTTTGCATCAGATCCAGTAATGCTAGATCCTGATCAATGGCTTCAGTTCCTGGAGTACCAGCAAGTTAAACATTATCCAGATTGTCCAAACAAAGATCTATTTAAGAAGAAATTATCAGAAGATATGAGAGCCAACAGAAGGAGTGCATTTGCGTCAATTCTACATAAGTGATCCAAAGATATTTGATCTGAAGATGTCAGCTTTTGACTTCAAATTATATTCTTATCTTTGCAAAAACTATGATCTTAAAAGATTAACTCCGTATGTAAGAATGATTGATTGTGCGGACCACATGATAGTTCCGCTGCCAAAGATCAAAGAAGCTATGCAACGCCTGGCCAAGTTAAATATAGATTTTAAACCGCTTATTACACATAATAATTTTACTTACTTTGATATGCCAAGATACAAAGCATTTCTTGAAAGCATAAAGTTTGCCAAGAACTATTCCAACAAAGGTTTTAATAAAGTTAAACAGAATATTTATACTTATCAGAATGGTAACTACTAATGACAGCTGAATTACAAATACAAAAAGAAGTCTTTGCGTTATCTAATATTATTAACTTGATAGACGAAGCTGCAAGAACAGAAAGATTTTTATCTGGTCCAAAACCGCCAAAGGCAGCTAGTATGTATAATCTATTAGAGACAACGTATATGCAAGGAGACTGGGCTTACTATGAGCGTAAGTTATTAAAGTTAAGAGCTACTCCAAAACAAATAACTAGATGGGAGTTTGCTATAGAATGTTTAGTAAGTATTGAGCAAGACATATCAGAAGATCCTATTCTTGATAGACAAATTATCTGGATGAAAGCACAACGTTTTAAATGGACAGAGATTGCAAAGCATTATGGTTTTACAAGACATCAGATTAAAAATAGATATACCAAAGTCCTAAGTAAGTTGTGTAATAAAATTAAAAATAATAATAAAAAGTATTGCAAACTTAACAGAATATTGTACTTAATTTGATATTCTTAAAATCTTTTTAAAAAAAATATAACTCCTATAAAATAAATTAGAAAATAGTAACTTGGAAATCTATCCAGGTGGTGTATAATCATAACTATTAAGCTTTTATATAAAACCGTACTAGAACGGATTTGAAAAGTATAATTTTTTTTTCTCTTTTTTTTTAATCCTAAAACCGTTTATGGCTGCACGACACAAATATAGACTGCAATGTCAGACAATCAATAAACAGAATAAACTTCCTTGTAAGGCATCAGGTATCTTAATGAAAAATGGAAACATAAGATGCAGAATGCACGGAGGCTGGAGTACTGGACCTAAAACTCCTGAAGGTAAAGCTAAAGCATTACTGAATTTAAAACAGAATAAAAATGACAAAGAAATTAGAACTGACAACAGCGATAGCTGACGACATCGAACGAATGTTAATGAATGGTACTCCACTCACTACCATTTGCCAAAACAAAGATGCGCCAAGCTTATCTAAAGTTTATGACTGGATTAGATCCGATAAGGCATTTGCGGATAAGATACTGACTGCTCGTAAGATAGCAGCTCAGACATATCTTGATAAGATGATCACAGAATT